ACTGCATTGTTTTCAAATTCAATTAATAAGACCATTGTAAATAAACTTATTAGAATCAATTATTTTAAGAAATATGGTGATGTAAATACTTTACTTGAGATTACAAGATTATATGATTTGTTAAATGGTGCAAAGCAGATCTCTAAAGATAAAGCTGAAAAGAATAATATTCCATTTGATATACTTGTGAAACATGGCAATGAGACAGCTAAACAATTTAATAAACTTGATTCTGAACAAATTATTAAGGAATTGATTTCTAAAATTCCTTATAGAGAACTAACTTTAAAGGAAAGACTTGATAATCAAAGAGAAGTTCTTGGTATTGTCAGTGACTCGGATTCTAAAGTAAGTAAACGTCTATATTATGTTTCTGAACTTGATATTAAAAAGTCTATTGTAAATGTCCATCTTTTTGAAATCTATAGTGGTAAAACACGAGAAGTAAAGATATGGACAAGTCAGTATAATCGAAATCCATTTGATTTAGGTGCAATTCTATATATTATTTCCCTTGAAAAGAAGAATAAAAAAGAGCCAACTGGTGAAATAAATCCAGTTACAGGTAAGAAAATTTATAAAGAAGTACCTGATAAATTTGAATTTTGGTTAAGCAAATTTGTAATAAAAAATGATATTGAGGAGGACGAAGACGATATTTAGCAAGTACAAATATACAGATAAAGAGATGGAAGAGTTAATATCTTCCATCGTAATCCTTATAGATACTCGTGAAAAAGTAAACTCTCACATTACAGATTATTTTGATAGAAAAGGAGTTTCTTATAAGAAGAAAGCTCTTGACTATGGTGATTATAGTTTCATGATTCCTGCAAATGAGAAATTATCAATACCTCGTGATTTGTATTTTAATACCACTTGTGTAATTGAACGAAAAGCGAGTCTCGAAGAAATTAGCAACAATTTGACAAAAGAGCGTGACAGATTTGAAAAAGAATTATGTCTTGCACCAAAGACTAAAGTGTTACTAATTGAAAATGCTTCTTATGGGGATATTGTCACAGGTAATTATGATACAAAGTATAATCGGAAATCTTTTATAGCATCTATTCATAGTTTTTGGTTCAAGTATAATATTCCAGTTATGTTTATGCCAAACAATCAATATTCTGGCTTATTCATTCGTGAATACTTTGAATATTTCTTAAAGAATTACCTTCGATAGAGAGAATAATAGAGTAGGAGGTAATGATTATATGAAAATTCTAACAAGACTATTTACGAAAAATCTTACAAAAATCCCTCTGATATGGATTACATTCAACTGGAAACTTTTCAAAGAAAATGGAGCAAAAGGTTCTTGTATGTGTAATATTCATCCTTGTCTAAAGGATGATGAGCACATCAAGACCACAATGCAAGAGTTATGTGACTATATAAGAGAGAATTATGATATGAAGGAGATTATATAATTTCAAAAAGCCAAGGAAAGACGGATTTTAAAATATATTAAAATGAAGAAGATAAATTATAAGTCGTCTTCATCTTCTTCATCATCTCTATGATATTCATCAATCAAAGAATACTCATCGTCACATTCTGGACACACTACATCAAAATCGCCATCTGGTAATAACCCAATATGACCGCAACTTCTACAAACAAGTTCATCATAATCAATTAAAGACATTTTATACCCTCCTAGTATTTTAGATTTAATTAATATTTTAACATCTTATACATACATAGTCAATATAAAGAAAGGTAGATATTATATGGAAACAATCGTAATAAATTTATTTGGAGAACCATCAGCAGGTAAAAGTACATGCGCTATGGACATCACGGCACAATTAAAAAGAAATGGTATCAATGCAGAATATGTTTCAGAGTTTGCCAAGGATAAGGTATATGAAAATAATGATGAGGTATTTAAACATCAAGAATATTTATTTGGTAAACAATCATTCAAGATGGGTAGAGTTAAGAATAAAGTGCAAGTTATGGTAGTTGATTCCCCATTGATCTTATGTGCTGTATATAACAGCGATAAAGTGTTAGGAGAAGATTTTAATAAGACTGTACTGAATGTGTTTAATTCATACAATAATAGAAATTATCTACTCACAAGACATCACTCTTATGAGAATGAAGGAAGATTCCAGAATGAAGACGAAGCAAAAGAAGTAAGAAAAGAAATTATTGATAAGTTAAATCAGTATTGTATCAAATATGAAGAGATTGCTTCAACAGAATCAAATTGTGGATACATAGTAGAAGAAATTATGGAGGAAATTAGAAATGAACAGTAAAGGACATTTATTTATTAGTTTAGGAAAATCAGCAATTAGAGTAATTGGTGGAATAGTAACATTAGTGAATGGTTCGATTATTCCATTAGCAGTAGGAATTATTGTTGCTGAAGTTGGTGGTGTGTTAGAAGAATTGGTTGATGAGAGATAGGTTAAGAAGCGATAGTTTCTTGTAGAAATTAAGGAGGTAAAAATGAACAGAATAACTATTAATGGCAAAACTATCACTTGTTCAGGAGCTAATGTTGTTATCAATAATGGAAAAGTAATTGTTGATGGCAAAACTATTCAGGAATGTAGCAGTGGTGATATTAAGGTGGTCATTGAAGGAGATGTAAATAAAATTAATTGCAATGGTTCAGTAATAGTTCGTGGCAATGCAGGAACTATTGATTGTGGTGGTAGTTGTGAAGTCAGTGGAGATGTCAAAGGAGATATAGATGCAGGTGGCTCTGTAACTTGTGGTAACGTATCAGGTGATATAGATGCTGGTGGAAGTGTGAGATGTAGAAGATAAGGAGAATAACGTAATGTATAACAAATTAACAGACAAACAGTATAACATTACCATTGGTATTATTTTACTTTGGGGATTTTTAGTGAATACAATAATGTGTGTATTTTTTCAAGACACATTTTGCAACTTAAATCCAACAATGGTATTAATTGGCTACTTTGTAGTTGCATTAGCAGGTATTGGCATGAGTGAGTTTTCAGACAACCCAATTGTGAGTTTTATAGGATATAACTTAGTTGTATTGCCAGTTGGTGTAGTTTTAAGCATTTGCTTAAAGGATTATTATATGTCATCCATTGTACAAGCTTTTATTTTGACTACTTTGATTACCATTGTGCTTATCATTGTATCAAGTATTAAACCAGAAATATTTCTATCAATGGGAAAACCATTATTTCATGTGGAGATTAGGAGGCAGAGAATGAAAGTAATTTTACAGTATACAGATTGTATGTCTGACGATAAGAATATTTTTGGAGTATTAGCCAAAAACAATGTAGAAGTTATTAAAACGAAACAAAAGCAGTTTTCAATTTATCCACTTGTCACGATTAGAGTCAAAGATACAAATACACTTAATAAAATTTTAGAACAGTTAAATGAAAAATCTGTTTACGGGGTTAGGATTGTAAAAGTGAAATCAGATAAATCATTTATTGAGAAATTGAAGATGTTATTTAAATAAATTCACAGTAAACTAAACTTTCATTGAAATTAAAAAGTAGGAGGATTAAGATTTGAAATTTAAGAATACAGAGGTATGGGGATTTGAACACAGTCTCCGTGGAATGAGAAATCCTAAGAATAGTTGGGACAAAAGTGATAGTGGAACAAATTATGATTGTATGAATGGTTGTCGTGAAGATTGCCCACATTTAAATATGGATTGTGACGAAGAATATTGTGATGAATTTAGAATTGGAGCAAATGATATGAAACTTGCACAGACACTTATTAAAGCAGGAAATGAGCACAGAAAGTTTATGCGACAGATTTTTGTATCGGTTGATATTACAGCTCCTTTATATTGGTGGAAAGAATTTGATACGTATAAGGTAGGGACGGTTGCGAACTCAACGAGTACAATGCACAAGCTTGCTACAACACCAATTACATTAGATTGTTTTGAGATTGATGATTATGACAGGAACTTATCTCTTGCTGATAATCCAAAGAATAATGACGGATTAGATAATATTTCAACATTTGAAGAGGATATTATTTATGTATTAGAAAATATTCGTCAGAAGTATCTTGAGACGAAAGATAAGAGATATTGGAAAGAGCTTATACGTTGGCTACCTGAATCATGGTTACAGACAAGAACAATCACAATGTCATATGAAAATGTTCGTAATATGTACTTCCAGAGAAAGAATCATAAACTTACAGAGTGGTCTAAGTCATTTATAGAGTGGGTAGAATCGCTTCCATATGCAAAAGAATTAATTACATACGAAGGAGAGTAAATGGATAAATTTGACATAGTAAAAAGAGTTAGAGAACTTAATGCTGCATCTGAAGCTTATTACAATAGTAGTAAGCCGATAATGTCAGATGCAGAGTTTGATAATAAGTTAGAAGAATTAAGACAGTGGGAAGAAGAGACTGGTATCATATTATCAAATAGTCCAACGCAGAATGTTGGTGCAACGACTTTAAGTAGTATTAAAGAAGTTACTCATAAAACACCAATGCTTTCACTTGAAAAGTGTCACAGCACAGAAGAGATTATTAAATTTGCAAATAATCATAATCTTGTGGCTTCTGTAAAGCTCGATGGTTTAACTGTACGTCTTACTTATAGAGATGGTGATTTAGTTTTAGCAGAATCAAGAGGAAATGGTGTAGTTGGATCTGATGTGACAGAACACGTTAAACAGTTTACTAATGTTCCATTACATATTAATAAGGAAGGAACTTATATAATTGATGGTGAAGCATTAATTAAATTAGATGATTTTGCAGAGATTAACAAAAACGGAGAATATAAGAATAGCCGTAATTTAGCAGCAGGTACATTATCAAATCTTGATACATCAGTTGTAAAAGATAGAAAATTATCTTGGTATGCTTGGGAAGTCGTAGAAGGTGCTAAAGAAAGCAAGTCATTTACATTTTCACTTATAGAAGCAGAAGAATTGGGATTAGATGTTGTTCCTAATGTTAATCTAGGATATTCAGAAATGGATATAGAAGAAGTTATTGAGTATTGTTTTGATAAAGCAAAAGAATATAATCTTCCTCAAGATGGTGTGGTATTTAAGTTTGATGATGTTGAATATGGAAAGTCTCTTGGAAATACAAGTCATCATTTTAGAAATGGTATTGCCTATAAAGTGTTTAATGATTCAGTAGAAACAATATTAAAAGATATTGAATGGAGTTGTGGTAAGACTGGAATTTTAACACCTGTAGCAATTTTCAATACGGTAGACATTGATGGTAGTGAAGTAAGTCGTGCATCATTACATAATATTAGTATAATGGAAGAAATTATGGATAATCCTTGGATTGGGCAAAAAATTGGTATTTATAAAGCAAATTTAATTATACCAGCAGTAAGATGGGCAGAACAATTAGATTATGATAATCAGAATAGTTCTAATAAACAATTTCTTGATATACCATCTGTTTGTCCAATATGCGGAGCTTCTACAAGAATTATTAAGGATAACGATTCAGAAGTTCTTTACTGTACTAACGAAGACTGTAAAGGACGATTACTTGGCAAACTTACACACGCCGTATCTAAATCAGCTTTTGATATTTCGGGGTTATCAGAATCTACTCTCAATAGATTAATTAAGTTTGGTTGGGTAACTTCTATTAAAGATATTTATCATTTATCAGACTATAAAAACCATATGATTGTACTTGATGGTTTTGGTAAAAGGTCTATTGAAAAACTTCTTAACTCTATTGAAGAGTCTCGTAATACAAATCTTGAGCGTTTTCTTTATGCTTTATCAATTCCATTACTGGGCAAGTCAGCAAGTAAAATGATTGCAGAAGCAGTTGATTGTGATTTCGATACTTTTATTGATGAAATGACGATGAAAGGTGCAGAATACTTTAAATATTTACCTGGTATTGGAGATGCATTAATAAATTCACTAAATACTTATTGGAAAAGTCACTACTTAGAAATAATTCAGTTAGCAAACGAATTTACTTTTGAAAAACCTAACTTAATCTTAGATGAAACTCCAAAAACATTACAAGGTAAAACATTTGTTGTAACTGGTTCTGTTAACCATTATAAAAATCGTGATGAACTAAAAGCTGATATAATTGTTCATGGTGGCACAGTTGTAGGTTCTGTAAGTTCTAAAACATCTTATCTTATTAATAATGATATAAATTCCACATCGTCTAAAAATCAGAAAGCAAAATCGCTTAATATCCCAATTATTTCAGAAGAAGATTTTTTAAAAATGATTCAGTAATCAGAGAATATTCTATTGAGATTAATCAATCTCATACTAAAAGAAAGCAGGTGATAAAGATAAGTAAGGTAAGAAGATTAGTAGCAGGATCGCTATTAACTGCTTCAGCTTTAACTTGTATAGTCCCCTTATGGGGACAAAATAATATACAAACTGCTAAAGCAGCACAGGAAGGTCAGTACATATATTCAAAAGTATTTACTGATTTAAATTTAAAGAAGAATCTTGAAAAAGAAAAGACTCGAAAAGAGTTAGAAGAAAAAGAAGCTATGGAACAAATTATTGCTAGGGAATATGAGAGTTTAGAGAGCGAAATTGAAGAATACTTGGAAAAATATACAGATTATCCTGTTCCAGATAACAAGCCCTTTAAATCTTATATGGACGCTGAAACTATTAAGGATAAAAGCTCAAAGCAATATGCTATGAAATCAACATTTCTTCTTGATTATAATACGGGAATATATATGGTTGGTAATAGATATGCTTGTGCATTAGGTTCATTTTATTCGACTGATATAGGAACTGAGTTTGATATTGTCTTAGAGAGCGGAGAAGTTATTCCATGTGTATTAGCCGACATTAAAGATGATAAACATACTGATTCTCTTAATCAATATACAGTTGCCAATGGTTCCATTGTTGAGTTTATTGTACACACAAATACACTTATTCCTAATATTTCAAATCGTTGGGGCAATACAGGAGATGTATCTAAGATAGAAGGATTCGAAGGTGAAATAGCTTATATAAGAATTTATGAAAAGGAGTAATTATGTTAGAGACAACAGCAGTTATTACTTTAGATACGATTCAACGAGTTAAGAATTTTGTTGAAGTGGTTACAAAGTATGATGAAGAAATCACAATTAAGTCACATAGATATGAAGTTGATGCAAAATCAATCATGGCAATATTTTCGTTAAACTTACTTGAACCAATTAATGTGTGTCTATATTGCGATGATTCATCTGTAGTAAAAAGATTTGTTGATGATATGAAAGGATTTGAAAAAATATGATTATATTGGTAGGTAAATCTTGTTCAGGAAAAGATACGGTGGTTAAGGAATTAGCGAAGATGGGTTACAACAAGATTGTAACTTGTACTACACGACCACCAAGACCAGGTGAGATTGATGGAAGAGAATATCATTTCTTAGATAAGATGAATTTCTTAACCAAGATTGATTGTGGTAGTTTTGCAGAGTACAGAATATATAAAACCGTCTCAGGAGTTTGGTATTATGGTTCATTACTTGAAGATTATAAGACATCTCATTCAGTTATTATTCTTACACCTGATGCTTTAAATAAAGTAAGGAATAAGATTAATGATAATGTAACGGTTATTTATATTAAAGTGTCCAATAAAGAAATTAAGCGAAGAATGCTGAATAGAGATGTTGATAAAACTGAATCTAAAAGAAGGTATAAGGCTGACAAAAAGGACTTTAAATATATATCTAAAAAAGTTGATTATATTGTACATAACGAAAGTAGAACAGCTTTTGAGACAGCATTAATATGCAAGGAGTTGGATGAAATTAAAGAAGCGAATAACAGAGAAAAATCAGAAGAAGGACAAGATCTATTGCAGTAATAGGACTTGTCCTTATATGGAATGTGTAAGGTATTACAAGAATATTCCATATAATGTGTTAATTCTAAGAGAGAATTATAAATTGGACAAGAATAACAAATGTTCAAATATATTATTAGATTGGAGTGATGATGTATTATAAAACTTTATTGTGATTTTGACGGAGTTATTGTAGATACAATCGCTGCGATATGTGATTTATATAATGAAGATTTTAAGTATTACAGTGATTATAAATATATTTTATCAGAACAAATTAAGACTTGGGATTTTGAAGAACTTGACTGTGCAAGTAGAGAATATATAAATACATATTTTAATCAGCAGCGATTCTTTGATAGGTTAAAGTTCATGCCACAAGCCTATGAAACTTTAAGAAAATTCGCCTTAAAAGGTGAAGTTATTATTGTCTCTTCTGGTTATAGTCCTAATCTTAGAGCAAAGGAAAGATGGTGTAAAGAACACCTTCCATTTTGTCAGTTTATTGGGGTTAATTTCAAAGAATATAATGATAAATCTCATATAAATATGAATGGTGGCTTATTTATTGATGATTCTGCACATAATCTTGAGACTTCTAACGCAGAAACAAAGATTTGCTTTGGTGAAATTTATTCTTGGAATAAGGAATGGAATGGCAAGCATTGTTGGGATTGGAATATGATTCATCAGATATATAAAGCAGAATTGGAGGATTAATTATGTTAAGAGAGACTACAGAAATTAATATGGATAATATTACTACTGGTGATTGTATTGAATTGTTTGAATGTAAGAATACAAGAGTCGTTATTAATGATGGTAATGTTGTTGGATTTGAGGAGGAATAAATATTGAAGGTAATTAAAAGAGATTGTTCAGAAGTTAATTTTGATAAATCAAAAATATCATCCGCAATTCTTAAAGCTATGAAAAATGGTTCGGGTATTGTAAAACCAAAGATTGCGAAAGACATTGCAAATGAGATTGAAGAAGAGTGTAAAGGTAAAGACGAAGTAAGTATTTCTGATATTGAATCAATGGTTTATGATAAATTGATTACAAAGAAACAGAGACTTACTGCAAAAGCATATGAAGGATATAGAAGTATTCGTGAATTTCAGAGAGAAAATGAGAATACAATTGATACAGAAATTACAGAATTGTTGAGTGGAGAAAGTGACTATTGGAATAACGAAAACTCTAATAAAAACCCAAGACTTAATACAACGCAGAGAGATTATTTAGCAGGAATTGTAAGTAAGGATGCATCAAGAAGGTATATCCTACCACCTGAGATAGTACAAGCTCATGATGATGGATTGATTCATGTACACGATCTTGATTATCTTATTCAGTATATGAACAACTGCTGTCTTATTAATCTTGAGGATATGTTACAAAACGGTACAGTAATTAGCGAAACATTGATTGAAAAACCACATAGTTTTTCTACAGCATGTACAGTTGCAACACAAATTATTGCACAGGTCGCTTCAAGTCAGTATGGTGGACAGAGTATATCTTTAGCACATCTTGCTCCATTCGTAGATATTTCAAGACAGAAAATTAAAAAAGAAGTAGAACATGAGTTATGTGACATCGCTAATACTTTTTTAGAAGGAAAAGAATTAGAGAACGTAATAAATAAAATTGCGGAAGAACGCTTGAAAAAAGAGATTGAAAAAGGTATTCAGACAATTCAGTATCAAATCACAACGCTCATGACAACTAACGGGCAAGCTCCATTTATTACATTATTTATGTATCTCAATGAAGCGCATAATCAGAGAGAAAAAGATGATTTAGCCATGTTAATTGAAGAGGAACTTCGCCAAAGTTATCTTGGTGTAAAGAATGAAGAAGGTGTCTATATTACACCTGCATTTCCAAAAGTTATTTATGTTCTTCAGGAGGACAATATTCATGAAGAAGATAAGTATTGGTATCTTACTGAGATGGCAGCTAAATGTTCTATGAAAAGATTAACTCCTGATTATATCTCAGAAAAAATTATGAAAGAGATGAAAGATGGTAACTGTTATCCTGTAATGGGATGTAGAAGTGCTTTAACAGTATGGCATGATGAAAATGGTAAACCAAAATTCTATGGACGTTTCAATTCTGGTGTTGTAACTGTATCATTACCAGATATTGCATTATCATCAGGTGGAGATTTCAATGAATTTTGGCGTATATTTGATGAACGTACAGAGTTATGTCATAAAGCGTTAAAGATTAGACATCAGAGATTACGTGGAACAAAGTCAGATGTTGCTCCTATTCTTTGGCAACACGGAGCATTTGCAAGACTTAAAAAGGGTGAACCCATTGATAAACTACTTTTTGGTGGTTATTCAACTTTATCCCTTGGTTATGCAGGACTTGCTGAATGCGTTAAGTATATGACTGGACATTATCATTGTGATGAGGGTGTTGGAGAAAAATTCGGTCTTGAAGTAATGCAAGCATTGAATGATAAATGCTCTCAATGGAAAAAGGATGAAAATATTGACTACAGCTTATATGGCACTCCATTAGAGGCAACCACAGAAAAGTTTGCCAAAAAGCTTAAAGAAAGATTTGGTGTTATTGAAGGAGTTACAGATCGTACATACATCACAAATTCTTATCATATCCCAGTATTTATACATATTGATGCCTTTGCAAAGCTTCGTATTGAAGCTAAATTCCAAAGATTAAGTCCAGGTGGAAGTATTTCATATATTGAGTGTCCAAATATGGAGAATAATATCCCTGCTATACTTGAAGTAATGAAATTCATTTATAACAATAATATGTATGCTGAATTAAATACTAAGAGTGATTATTGTCAGAAATGTGGATGGAGTAAAGAAATCAAACTTATTGATGAAGGTGGTAAGTTGATTTGGGAGTGTCCTAATTGTGGTAATAGAGATGTAAGAACTATGGATATTACTCGTAGAACTTGTGGATACAAAGGTACGGCACGTAATGGATGGAATCAAGGTAGACTTGGTGATATTCATGATAGAGTACCACATCTTGACGACATTGAGGAGGAATAATATGAGATATTCAAGTATGCGTAACCTTGATATTTCTAATGGAGAGGGAGTAGGAGTCTCCCTCTTCGTTCAAGGTTGCCCATTTCACTGTTTTGGTTGTTTTAATTCTGATACATGGGACTTTAATGGCGGTAAGGAATGGACAGAAAAAACAAAAGATAAATTCATGAAACTTATTAATAGACCATATATTAAGCGAATATCTTTCCTTGGTGGTGAATGTTTAGCTGAACAGAATCTCGATGAAATCTTATCTCTAATCAAACAAATCCGTATTTCATTTCCTGACAAAACAATTTGGTTGTATACAGGATATTCTTATTCAGAAATCTTTCGAGGACAATCATCGTGTTCATCTCAAGAAGGATTAAATAATTTTAAACGTAGAGAAATCATTAAATTATGTGATGTTGTAGTTGACGGAGAATATATAGATGAACAGAAAGATCTTACATTGAAATGGCGAGGCAGTAAGAATCAGCATGTAATTGATGTAAAACAGTCTCTCGCTCAGAATAAAATGGTTTTATATTGTGATTAATTTAAGGAGTAATTAAAGAATAATTATGAATGATAAAGAAGCGTTAGAAAAATTAAAAGCATATCTTAAATGCCAGAAAAGACAGGTTAAGGGTGTTCATGAAGATTGTAATAATAAGAAGTGTGACAACTGCGATTTATGTTATATACAAGGAACTACAGGTGAACATATTGAAGCTATTGAATCAGCAATACAGTCACTTGAAAGCCATAAAAGAATTATCAAAAGATTAAAAAAAGAGTTAAAGCTTGCCGAAGATACAGAGGAAAGAGCTGTTAGGGAAAATCCTTTGCAGTTTGACCGTATTAAAGGATATGTAGTAGGTATTTATAACGCCTTAGAATTTGTAAAAAATGGTGGTAAGGAAGAATAATGAACAAAACAGATATTCAAAAAGGTAAAATGGTCTATTATGCTCGAATGCTCAAACCAGTAGGAATATATGAAGTATGTGATTTATATGTAAGAACAGTTAGAGATGATTATTTCGTCGGAACAGATAAGCGTGACAAACATGCTTATCTATTTTCTTACAATAAATTGGATAAGACAATATTTAAAACAAGACAAGAGTGTTTAGATACTGTTTTAGAAGCAGAAAAGAATGCACCTAAAATAAGTGATGAACAAGAATATGAGGAGTATTAGGGAGGATTAAAAAATGATTTCAGGTATTATTGGATTTATAATTGGCATTAATATAGGATTTGTTATTAGTTCACTATTGGTGGCTGCACATAATAATGAAGAATAGAGGTGAATAACTATAGGATATTTATATGATAAATTTAAGGGGAAATATAGAGTTTTGTGTCCTGTAAATAAAGATACTAACGATTTTAACCGTAAACTCAATGGTACATTAGAAGATATTGATTGTTATATATCTTGTCAATATGGTAACAAGGTATTCTATTATGGACATAATACTTTACAAGCATATATTCCTTCTTTAATAAGAGGACATAATATTATTAAAACAATTCAGCAATATGATCCGTCTCTTATATTTGACATTGAAGAAACGGATTCTGAAATTCTATTTAAGTTCAAATATGTCAATTCAGACAAGGTTATTCCTTTACTAAAACCAAGAACATCAGGCTCTCAGATAAGTCCTTTTTCATCCAAAAATCTTCCAAAATCTAATTTTAAAATCCCAGATGATAAATTGACACAGTACAAAGAAATCGTGTCTAAAATTCCTCCTGAGAAGCTTTTAATCCTAAGCAGAATAACACATTCTTATTTACAAACTTTGGTTACAAAGAAAAACAATTGGGAGAATATTAAATCAGATATGAGACTTAAATGTGTCAAGGGTAAGGAATATATCTACATGATTGGCAAATGGGACGAATATCTCAAATATCTTGAAAATGAAATTAAGGAGATGTAATGATGGGTGAAGTAAGAAGAATTAAAGTGAATAAATCTGTAACCAAAAATAAGTTGCTTGATTACGGATTTAGATATAAGGAAAATGGTGATTATAGATTATATGTTCCAGTATATAAATGGAACGATAAAACAACCATATATGCGTATTTTTATATAAATATGGAAGAAAATATTTTTACTTATGATATTCAATCAGAAGGCTCTACATATTATCCATACTATAATGAAACAAATAGTAAAGTGAATAGGATAATAACAGAGAATATTAACACAGAGATTATAAAACTTATAAAGAAAGGAATTTTAAAAGCGTATGAAAATAATTAATATTAAGAAAACAGATGAGAATGCAAAAATCCCTACATATGGTAGTGAATTTGCAGCAGGCGCAGATTTATATGCGGTAATACATAATGAAGAAAATAAGGTAGAGATTCTTCCTGGCGAAACAGCTTTTGTTGATACTGGGATTGCTATGGAGATTCCAGAAGGATATGTCGGTCTTATTTATGCCAGAAGCGGATTAGCTTGTAAACAGGGTTTAGCTCCTGCCAATAAGGTCGGAGTGATTGATTCAGACTATCGAGGTAATATTATGGTTGCACTATATAATCAGAGTAATGAAGTAAGAACGGTATCTGAAGGTGATAGAATTGCACAGATTATTATTCAGCCAGTAGAACAGTTTGGATTTAATGTGAAAGAAAATCTCAGTGATACAGTTAGAGGAAATGGTGGCTTTGGTAGTTCAGGAAAGGCATAAATATGGAAAATAAGGTTTTAAGCCAAAAAGATTTATATGACATTCTTCCTTTTGGAAAAACTAAGATAAAACAACTAATAAAATCAGGAGAATTACCATTAATGAAAATTGGCAATGATTATATAACAACATTTTCTATATTAGAAGAATGGATCAAGGAACATATCAATGAAGAAATATATTATTAATCATTGAAAAAATAGGGCAGACATATTATGATTAACTCATAATTGTACTGCCCTTATATTGATGTAAAAGAAAGGTGTGATAATTATAAATAGTATCAATATATCGGCAACTATTAATAATATGAATATAATGCAACGAAAAGATGATAGGTTTGAGGCTAAAATTACAATCAATGGTATTAGAAAAAGCTTTTATGGTAATACAAAAGTAGAAGTAAAAAATAAGGTTAAATCCTATCTTCAAAAAATTAATAATGGGTTTAAAGAAACAAAAAAAATCAAGCTGAATGATTATGTAGAATATTGGCTAAGTAATTATAAATTTGGAACAATTGAAGGCTCTAGTTACACTAGGTTATACAGTGTTTATCAACATCAAATTAAACCTTATATCGGCAATAAATATATCTGTGATATTACATCACAAGACATAGATGTTTTTATTAAGGAATTTGCCAATCCTCCATTAAAATCAGGAAAAAAACCATTGGCTTTGTCTGGATTAAAAAAAATCATACAATTATTAAATCCATGTTTCGAAACAGCAATTAAAGAAAAAATTATATTTAACAATCCATGTAGTGACATTAAACTACCGACAGAAAGTTATCTTGTTATTAAAACTAAAGAACAGTTTTCTCTAACAGATAACCAGTTAGAACAATTTAAAAAAGAAGCTGTATCCAAATACAAAACGATAGATGAATATAAAGGAAGAGACTTCTTAGTTTTAATTATTATGTTGAATCTAGGGTTGAGAACAGGCGAGGTACTTGCATTAACATGGGATGATTTTAATTTTAAAAATAATATAGTTAAAATTAATAAAACAATACAGACAAAAGTTGCATTAGATTCGCAATGTAAAAAACAGAGTTTAGCTTTAAAAAATTCCACAAAAACTGTTGCAGGTGAAAGATATCTAAAACTTAACGAAAATACTTTGTATTATATTCAAGAACTAAAACAATACGACAAAAGAAACAACATAAATAGTGATTATTTTTGTTGTTGTAAAAATAACACAAGACAATGTGCAAGGAATCTTCAACGTAGTCTTGATAGATTAACACGAAATATTAAATCGGACGAACATATAACATTACACACTTTAAGACACACATTTGGTTCAACATTATTAAGAAATGGTGTAGGAATTGAAGTTGTAAGTAAGCTATTAGGACATGCTAATATAACCATCACATATAATAAGTATATTCATGTAATTAAAGAGCAAGAAGCAATAGCAATGAATATGGTAAAAGTTTGCTAAGTAGTGTCGTCAAAGTGTCGTCAAAACAAAATAATACATTGGGAAGTCAGTAAAATCAAGGGATACAAGAGTTTGACGAAAGGTTCGACTCCCCTCTGGTCCATAGGGAAAAGGGAGTGAGGAAGCGTGAGCTTCTTCGCTCCCTTTTTCCTATGGACCAGAGGAAGTCTTATTAATGGATAAAACATGGCGTAGCCGGGTTTTTGGACAGGGGCGCACGAGGTCCGGTGGACCTCGGCTTTGCGCCGACCGGAGCGGAGCGAAGAATTCGACTCCCCTCTGGTCCATTTTTGATGCAAAATCCGAACTCTTTGAGTTCGGATTTTGTGCGTTAAGCATCTTATTAATTAATAATTCAGATGTTCTTTTATTAATATCCATATCCGTACAGATTTTTTGAAGTGGATGACCTTATATGTAACACGCTTGGTGGAATGTTAGGATTTGTTATGACACCTGTATTCGTATTCATGCTTCCTAAGCATGAGAGAATGGATGAGATTGCATATAAAAGAGGGCAGGTCGTTTCGGAATTCAGAAGAGCGGTTGCGTGGATTATTGACATTGTGGTTATAATATTTGATGGAGAGTGATGTAATTGCTTTTATAATGTCTGGAAAAATGCCATTCATGCCTTCCCAGAATTCATTTTCAATATTTGTCATAGTAATCCCCTTTGATTAGCTAATTAAAAGTTACGAACAAAAACTACATTAATTATAACTCAGTATACGGGCAAAAGTATACAAAAATAATTGAATTAAAAACATGAATATTATACAATCATTATAGCAATAGTAAAGATAAATTTACAGGGGAACGTGGAATGAGATTATTATCGGATATAGTGGAGTCAATCAGGCAGGTATGCAGATATGAGAAAACTGTCAGAGTAGATACCAAGGCACTTCAAAGTGTCATGATGATATTTGTATTAGTTATGTTGCTGATTGACATAGAGAATTTTAAGCTTGGTAAATATATTATCGGTGGTGTGACACTGGCAGTTGCAGTTATGAGTATAGTGCTTGTAATTGTATTAAAATACATTAAAAATGTATACAGGATATGTCAGGCTGCTGTTGTAGTATTTTTTATATTGGCAGTTATTATATCAATTGAAGGAACTAATGATGGCTTTTCACTATTATGGTTTTTATTACTGCCAGTCATAACACTTGTGCTTTTAGGCATGCCATTTGGTGCACCGGTGTGTATATTTTTTGGTTTGTATATTACGGTGTTATTCTGGACTCCTCTTAATAATATGCTTATATATAATTACACAAGGGATTATTTATTCTATTATCCGATTTTTTACTGGGGTTTCTGTCTTCTTGTAGTTGCCATGGATATTTTCTATAAGCTGTATCAGATAAGACAGGCGGACAATGAGAAAAATCTTGAAGCAGAAGTACTTGAAGCTGTAGAGGGGACTAAGAAACTTATGATTGATGCTGTTACAGCAATAAGCCAGATGCTTGATGAAAAGGATGTATATACACAGGAACATTCAAAGAGGGCTGCAGAGTATTCCAAGCTTATCGCAAAGAACCTGAAGGCGCATGAATTCACAGACGAAGAGATTTCACTGATATATAGAAGTGCCTTTCTGCATGATATTGGCAAGATTGCAGTTCCAGATGCGGTACTTAACAAACCTGCAAAGCTTACAGATGAGGAGTATGGAATAATGAAGAATCATACAGTCTGGGGCGGTCAGATATTATCTGGTCTGGAATTTCTTCCACAGGCAGATATGGGGGCTGTGTACCATCATGAAAGATATGATGGTAAGGGCTATCCATATGGAATTAAGGGAGAAGAACTTCCATGGATGGTAAGAATAATCAGTGCAGCAGATTCACTTGATGCGATGAATTCTAACAGATGTTACAGAAAGCATTGTGATAAGGATTATATTATTGGTGAATTTGAGAAGGGCGCTGGAACACAGTTTGATAAATCTGTTGCAGAAACTGTAATTACATTGATTGAGGAAGGCAGGATAGTAATATAGATATGTCAGAGAATACCAGAGTAGTATCACGAATAAAGCATATATGGGAAGTGATAGTGTGTCCATATGAAGATAAAAGCCTTGCATTCTGGATTAAGGTTGTATTTGAATTTATATGGGCTATCAGTATTCCTAATGGAATTGTCTATGGGGCACCAGATGATTATATAATAGCATTAATTATAATGGTCACAGTTCTTTTTATTAATATAATGGTTTCAAGATTTTATTACAGAACATGGATAGATGCGATAGTGTGCATAATTCTAAGCATACCAGTATTTTATGTGTATTATCATGCGAGTATCGGATATTTCAGCGTAATGTTTTCCAT